GGGCGGCGAAGCATGTTAGGGGCGGGGTGGTTGGTGGCGTTTCTGAGAGTGAAGATGATAAGCAGGAGCGATTGAAGAGGGAAGAGATGTTGAAGCGGGAAGAGCGGCGGCAGAAAGCGAAGGCGCGGAAAGTGCGGAGGGCGCGGGTAGCGCGTCAGAGGGCGGAGGCTGGTGTGGGAAGCGAGGGTGGCGTGGGAAGCGAGGGTGATGCCGCTGCGTTGTCGGACGAGACATACTTCAAGAAGCTTGACGTGGAAGTTGCTGCGCTTGAAAAGATGAAGGCGGATCGGGAGCGGAAGGAGCTTGAGGAAGAGCAGGCGCGGCAGGCGGCAGATAAGGCGGCGGACAGCGAGGCGGTTCAATGAAGGAGCGCAAGCGGAAATACGGCATGGAATTTCCGTGGCACACCAGCGACGCGACAATGGCGCTGAGCGCGTACAGCGTGGCGATAGTGCGAGGCTGGGACAGGAAGCAGCGTGGGGATTTGATGCTGGACGCGATCAGGGCGTTATGGAGCGAAAAGGTTTATCGCGTGAACAGTTGGACAGAGCGCAGGGTTAGGGCGTTCTGCGAGGAAGATACAGGGTTTTTGACGATGTGGGGGCCGAGTTCGAGCGGCAAAAGCACGGACGTTGGCGCGATAGTGTTGGCGCATTGGTTGGCGGCGCCGATGGTAACGACCTGCACCGTTTGCTCGACGACAAGGCCGGCATTGATCCAGCGCATATTTGGCGAGATTGTAAAGCTTTATCTGGCGTTGAAAGAACCGCCCGGCGAATACAAGGCGAGCCAAACCGCGATTTTGCTTGGCGACGAGAACACAAAGAACGGCATTTTCGGCGTGGCGATTTTGTTGGGCAACGTCAAGGATTCGATGGCCAACATTATCGGCAAGCACAACAGGCGGAACTTGCTGGTTGTGGACGAAATGCAGGGAACGCGGGAGGCGGCGGTAGAGGCCGTCAGCAACTTGCAGGGCGGCGAGGACTTCCACTTTATCGGCATCGGCAATCCTGAAAGCAGGTTGGACCCGCTTGGCCGGTACAGCGAGCCGGTTGACGGCTGGGACAGCATTGACGTCAGCAAAGACGAGTGGCGCACGAAGTTTGGCCGGTGCATCTTCTTTGACGGCAGGAAAAGCCCAGCGGTAGTCGAGCCGGACGGCGCAAAGAAATATCCGTATTTGTTGAAGAAACGCGATATTGACCAGCGCATCAAGTGGTATGGCGAGAACAGCCCGAAGTTTTGGAGCCAGACGATAGGGTTCATACCGCCAGAAGGATTATTGCGCACCATTTTCAGCGAAAGCTTTTTTATCAAGCACAAGATGATGGAGCTTGTTGACTGGCGTGATGGCTGGATTATGGTTGCCGGACTCGACCCGTCATTTTCCAGCGGCGGCGACAAGTGCATGTTAAGCTTTGCAAAGGTTGGCGCGGACAAAGAAGGTACGCAGAAGATAGCGTTTGTCGAAACGATCAGCGTTCCAATGGATCTAAAGGGCGACGAGCCGCTTTCCTACTCCACAGCGCGACAGGTGAAAGAACTTTGCAGCGCGCGCGGCGTTGACCCAACGAACTTCGGCGTTGACACGTCAGGAACACAATCGGCATTGGCCGACATCATCGAGAGCGAATGGGGGCATGGCATATTGCGCGTCAGCTTTACCGGCAAGGCGTCGAACTTGCCTGTTTCTACGGAAGAAAACACGCCGGCCAACGAGAAATACGCCAATCGCGTCACCGAGCTTTGGCACAACATGTATCAGTATGGACGGCACGGACACATTGCCGGACTGCAAACCGATACCGTCAAAGAGTTTTGTTCGCGGCTGCTGCTGGAAAAAGTCAATCCGCTATGCGTTGAACCGAAAACGGCGATGAAATCACGGTCAGGAAAAAGCCCCGATGACGCAGACAGCAAGGTTATCATCACCGCGCTTGTGCGCGAGCGCATGGGCATTGTTCCCGGCCAAGGTTATACGAACAATCGGAACCAGATGGCCTATGCAAACGAAGAAAGCATTGACGATCCGAGCCAGACATATACCGGCAGCGTTGAAGAACAATACGCTTTTTCAGAAAACACTTGACAAAAAAGGTTAATTTTGTTATGAATGACCGAAAAAAAAGGGGGGAAAGCTTGTTACCAAAATTGAAGTATCGGAACATGGAGCCGCCCGGCGGCTGGGTTTACCGCGATCTTGACACAGGCATGTATTTGAACAGCCTGCGAAACATTGACGATCTTATCCGGCGATGCAAGGCGCATCGGCATGCGAACGACTTGCCTATTCCTGACGATTTTGGAGAGAAGATCGAGGCCAGCATCGCTTACAGCGTTGCGCCAGAGCTTGCGATCGGCTTACCGGAAACGCGAGTTTTGAATCAGCACATGGCGTCGCTGTTCGAGGTCAACAAGAAAACCAATCAATACCTGCTTGACTGGCGACTGAAATGCAAAATGGAAATGGTCGAGCAGCACGAAGCCGAGGCGCGCGCCGCGCAATGCGTCGGATGCCAAAACAACAACCGCGTTATATGCCTGACATGCAAAGGCATTGATCAATGGGTGAACGGCTGGACTGGCAGGCACACCAAGCAGGACAAACATCTTGGCGTATGTTCCTGCGACGGCATCGTTCTTTACGCAACCATCCACAGCGCACTTGAAAACAAAGGCGAGTTTCCCGAACAATGTTGGAAGAACAAAAAATGAGTGAAGATCAAATACAGCCAATCAGCGACAGCGGGAAAGCGCCCAAATCGCGCATCAAAGACAGCAAGGCGGCATACGAGCTATTCAACTCCATCAAGGAAGCTGACGGCATTTCTGCGCAATACCGATGCCAGATTAAAGGATTGATTGACGGCAACCCGCCGTATCGTTCCGAAGAACTGCGACGCACCGGCCAAGCGTGGCGCAGCAACGTCAACTTCCGCGAAGCAGAGTCAATCATTGACACCAACGCGTCGAGCATTTGGGAGCTTGATATGGAAGTGCCGCGCTTGATTAACGTGCGCTGCGAGGTAACCGATCCGCAACGACCCGGAATAAATTACGGCGACATTATTGCATCGGAATACACGCGCACGGTTATGGACTGGCCGGGCTACTTTTTCAATCGCATGCTTTGCACAAGGGAAATGTTGGAGTTTGGCATCGGCCTGATGTTTTGGCATGACAAATTCGATTGGCGTCCACGCGCCGCAATGCGCGCTTCTATTCTCATTCCGCCAGACAGCAAGTCAACAATTGACGAACTGGAATTGATCGGGTTCCGGCACACCTATCAGGCACACGAACTTTACCAGAAAGTTAAAGACCCCGAAGCCCAAGAGCTTGCGCGTCAGGCAGGCTGGAACGTAACTTTACTGAAAGAGGCTTTGATCCGATCATCCAAGAACGTCGGATCGGAAGAGAACCGGATGCAGTCAACGACGTTCGAGGCCATGCAGCAGCAAATCAAAAACAACGACTTTGCCGCATCGCACGTTTACTGCAACCCAATTCGTGTTATCCAGCTTCTTGTAAAGGAATACAGCGGTAAAGTTTCGCGGCATATCATTTACGAAGATGCCGAACTGCCCGGATACCTTTACGTCGGACAGGACGAATACGACGGCATGGAACAGGCGATTTGCGTTTTCATTTGGAACATCGGCGACGGATACTATAAGTCAATCAAAGGACTTGGCCACCGCATTTTTCCGCATGTCGAACTGAGCAACAGGTTCATCAACACCACCGTTGACAGCGCCAACATATCAAGCAGCTTTGTTTTGGAGCCAAACGGATCGGGCAAAGACCGAGTCAACCTCATGCGTGTTGGTTCCATTACCGTATTGCCGCAGGGATTCAAGCCGGTTCAGCAATCGTTTACGCCCAACCTGACGCAGCTTATTGGCGTCCGAAACATGCTGCACCAGATTTTGAATAACAACACCGGCGTTTATAAAAAGCAGCTTGAAGGCCCACAGTTGCCGGAGCGCACGGCTACCGAGGTTCAGACCGAAGAACGCAAGTCGGCCAAACTCGAAAAGAACCAAATCAATATCCACTATCTTTATCTTGACGCGCTGCACAAGGAGATATTCCGGCGTCTTACCAACAGCGAGTATCCGAAAGAAGCATGCGGATACAAAGAAGCCAAAGACTTTCGGAAACGATGCAAAGACCGCGGCGTCCCAGACGAAGCATTTAATTCCGACAAGACCACCGTTACAGCCATGCGCGCTATCGGCTACGGTTCGGCCACCATGCACGACCTTGTAACGCGGGAAGTGTTGTCGTTGTCGCCCGGATTCGATGAAATTGGCAAAAAGAACGCTTTACGTGATCGGCTGGCCGCGCTTGTTGGCTACACTATGGTTGACCGCTACGCTACCGAAGCCGGACGCGACCAGATACCGACCAGCGAACACAGCTTGGCCACGCTTGAAAACAACGATATTATGAACGCGCAGCCCGTAGTTGTCGGCGTTGACCAGCCGCATGCTATTCATTGGCTTGTGCATTTGCCGAAGCTGATTGAGATCGCGCAGGCGTTCATAAGCCAGCCGCAAATGATAAACCTTGACGTTGTCGTTCCGGCAATGGCGATTGGCATCCAGCATCTTGAAGCGCATCTTGCGAACATGACCGGCGATCCGAGCCGAGAGTCGCAAGCCAAGATCATGCGCCAACAGCTTGACGAACTGATAAAGGTATTCAAGCAGATGCAAAAGGCGTTTCAGCAACAGGCGCAACAGCGGCAGGCCGTGGCGCAACAGCAGGCGCAACAGGTTCAGCAGGCGCAGCAGGTTTTGGCCGACCGCGAAATGCAAGTTAAGCTGGCGCAAGTCCAAAAAGATTTTGAAGTCAAACTTGTGAACGTCGAGAAAAACAACGAGATCAGAATGCAGCGCGCCATGAACAGCATGCGCATTGCCGACATGCGCGCCGCGTCCGACATCAACCGCAAAAACGCGCAAGCCGGATTAACGTCAGCTACATCTGCGACAGAAGGGGAACAATGAAAGCACAGGATTTGATTGCCAACGATAAATTACTTCAAGAATACAGGGCATGGCGTGATTTACCGATGACCCAAATTGTAGCCGATATTGTCCGGCTTGAGAACCGGATTTACATGCCGCATCCCGACAGCATAAAAGCCGAAATAACAATTGCCATTGTCGGCGAAAGCTCTGGATGCAACAAGGCGCTTGACAGAATTTTTAATCTTGATACAAAAGAGCAAGAGTTACCGGAACTCACGCCTACTTATGGATCAGAAAAGTTAATGAAAGAGCAGTATCCGTTCGTGAAAACATAATGAAAGGGGAACCCGTGGAAATTCAACAGCAGAGTCAGGAACAAAATCAAAATCAATCGCCAGAAAAAAGCATCAAAGACATCGCATCGGAAATTCTGAACGAGGAACGAACGACGCCGCAGGACGGGAACCAAACCCAACCCAAAACTAAGCCGTCAACCACGCAGCCCGATTCTGCGGCGTCGTTCGATCCGTCGAAACTCGAAATCCCAAGCGAGGCGTTGGGCGAACCAGCACAGGCGAAGAAGCACGAACCGGCCAAGCCAGAAGAAGAACCCGAAGAGATCAGGAACGCCAACACCAAAACACGCGAGGCGTTTGCGCGGTTACGAACACAGCTTGCGCAGGTTCAAGAGCAGCTTAACGCAAAGCCAAAAATTGATCCTGCGCAACAGCAGGCGCAGGCCGACCCCGATCAAATACTGGAAACAAAGAAGCAGGTCGAAACGCTGAAACAGCAGTTGCAGCAGGCATACGATCAGATTGGCAAATTTTCGCTTGAAGCCGACCCGCGTTTCAAAGCGCGTTACTCCGGTCAACAAGCCGCACTTCTCGAACAAGTCAAGGACATCGCCAAAGAATGGGAAATCAAAGAGGAAAACATCGAAGCCATTTTGCGCGCCACACCCAAGAAGCGCGTCGAGATGATCAACGAGATCGCGCCGGACGCCATGCCTATTTTGTCGCCGCTGTTCGCGCAGCATGACCATATCGAACGTATGAAGCAAACCGAGCTTCTTAACCATCGTCAATTGCGCGAGCAGCTTGACAGCGAGCAGCAGAAATCCAGAGCCGTATCTGAGCAAACCGGAAAGATTGCGTTGTTGCAGCAGGCAGCCGCCAAGGTTTTGCAAGACGGCCATTTTGTTTTGCGCCCTATTCAGGGTCAAGAGGAATGGAACAAAAACGTTGACGTGCTTCAAAAGAAAGTGCAATACCTGTTTCAGCAAAACGATCCGGCGGCGCAGGCCGAGCATCTTATTCTCGGCGTTACCGCGCCGGTTTATCTGGCGTTATTCAAACGCGAACGTGCCGCGCGCATGGCCGTTGAAGAAAAGATGAAAAAACTTTTTGGCATGAAACCAGAACTCGACGCGTCGCAACACGAAGCGCCGCCAGCCAAAAAGCCCGAAGGTTCAGCCGGCGACATCGTGCGCGGCATTTTGAGCGAAGAAATGAATTAATTTTTATTCTTGACAATTTTCCAAAACATGCTATAAAGGCATCTCAAAAGGATAACCTTGCCGTGCGAGGCGAAAAGGACACGGCGCCACCACGTCGCAACGTGGTAGATGTATCTGGTTCTCGACCAGCGTAGCCTTGCGTTCAAGGAAGAGTGTACTCCGTTCCTCGACGGCGCGCAGACCGCGTTAAAGTCAGGGTGATACCGATTCCCCGTCGGCGCTTGCGGCGTTCCGCAAACGATAGTCATCAAACTTTAAGTTGGAGAACGAAATGAATCCCAATGCTTTACCGCTCTCGACCGAGAGCTTTAACCGTATTATGATACGGATTACCGAAAACTTTGATCCGGTCATCCGCAAGAAACTCCGTGAAGCTCAATCAATTTACCGCAACATCCAGAAGGAAGGCCAGTTTAAGCTTGGCGAAGGCTATGTTCGTAAAGTGCATACCTTCTATCCGGGCAAAGACGATCAGGCAGGGTTACTGAGGTGGGAAGCCGAGTCCGGCTATCGCGCTCCGGGAACCGACAGCGAAACCGATCCGGGTTATGACCCCTGTTCATACCAAGCTTATTTGCTTGGTTACGGCTTCAAAACCGAAACTTACAGCGGGTGGCGAACAGCGCGGCGCAGCCCGAATTACTGTATTAACGACTTCATCTACGAGTGGCAATTCCAGCAGCAGCTTGAAATGATACTCGATTCGTTTGGTGATGTTGGAATGCAGATTTGGGAAAACTTCGGACGCGAAATGTATATGAACTTTGCCAACAAATTTGTGGCAACAGGTTCATTGACGCCAACGCGGTTCACCTATGATCCGTTCACGTCAACGCAAATGACGATACCAGCCGGAACGCAAATTTCCACGCTGACGCCCAAGCACCTTGACGCATTGCACCAAATGCTTGCGTTGCAGGCGCGCGATGGCGCGTTATCGCTTGACAGCGACATGCCCGTTTTCGGGTTGGTGATGCATCCTTATGACTGGGATGACATGATTGACCGCAACGAAAAATTGCGTGAAGCGTATCTGTATTCCAGCCCTGAAATTCTCATTGACGGTGTTGGCAAAGTCAAGAAGTTCCGAGGCTTCGGTTTGACGTGGGATATGACCGCGCCACGCGCCAAGCTGGTCGGGCATGACGCCGACGGCAACATGCTATTGGAGCGCGTTGTGCCGTTCAAAGAAGAGGCCGTCACGCAGGGCAGCCGGTGGGAGCCGGATCAGGATTATCTTAACGCTGAATATTCGCTCGTCAATATCGTATTGAAGAACGTATATGAAAAACAGGTGCCGCCTGTTGCGCCGGGCAAAATCAAGAATGCCGCTTTCGGAACCACGCCGTCAAACGCTGGCGAATTGAAGTGGATCAACATTCTTAACAACGAGAGCAACGTTCTGGGTGAAAAAGGATACTTTTTCAGCCGGTTCAAGGCGTTTGCCAAGCCGATGGAAAACAACGAGTATGCCGTAACCTTGCTTGTCAAGCGTTGTCCGCATACGCCTATTGTTCTTTGCGATCCTGCCCCTGATGCGACTGCCGGTGCCAAAACTGTAGTTGGCGCGGTTGCCGTTGATCCGGAAGGAACCAAAGAATACTTCCAAGTTGAAGTTGAACTGAGCGACGCGAACGGCCTTGGCTGCGAAGCAGTTGGCGCCGTAACCGTAACGTTTAAGGATGCCTCGACCGAAACCGCGATCATTGCCGATGATACCGGTGCGCCGACCAAGTATGTAATAACGTTCGCCACCGAAGATGACTGGATCGCAGAAGGCGGCGGAATCGCTACGATAACCTGCAAGTAAACCGTAACCATGCGCTGGCCGGAGAGTATCCGGCCAGCAAATGGGACAACAAAAAAAAGGATAAAAACGTGAAAAAGTTATCATTGATTATGGCGATACTTATCGCCGCAGGCGTTTCGTTTTCGCAAACGCTTAATGTGAGTCCGGGTAAAATTCAAGTGGCAGGAACGCCGTTTAGCGGAGTTACGGCGGCTTATCTCGAAATTTACAATATAGGGACTGGCACAAGTTGGTACACCGTCAGCGTTCCGTCTAATGCTACCAACTGGGTAACGTCCGGAACCGCTACTGGCAGTTCGACCAACGAGATTGACAGCGTTACATTGACGTTTGTTACCACCGGACTGGCGGCTGGTTTTTATGAAACCGACGTCACCGTAACGCAGACCAATGCGCCGATCCAAGTAAAGACCGTGCCGATTACGATGGAAATCTACAACGACGAGAATCTTGGCGTTGCCGTTGGACCGTCCAGTATGGCGACTGTCGAGTCCGGCGTTGCCATTGGAAGCCGGTCAGCGCGTGCTGTTGCCATTGGCGCCAACACGATTCAGATTGGCGGCGGCGTCAATTCGACTGCTGGCACAGTTGGCATTCGTACTTGGCAGTTGCTTGATGCGAATGGACGTTTGCCGGGCGCACGGCTTGGCGCAACGACAGCCACGACTAATCAAGCGTTTATAAACGGTGCCGGAACAACCAGCACGTTTACGATCGTGAACGGTGTTATCACAGTAGTAACCCCTTAACCATGCCGGGTGAGAGTCGTTGACTCTCGGCGGGGGCGCTGTCCCTTTCCAGCGTTCCCCGCTTTTCCCGGAGGGAGGCAGTATGATTTGTAGTGCATGTCCAAGCGGATGCGATGTTTCTGTAACGGCGACCGTAACCGTATCCGACCCTGCCGCCAAAGTCGCGGCTATTCCGAGCGAAACAGTAACGGGCGAAGGCGTTGTTGCCGCAGGCGCGTCGAGCCTTTCGTTTTTCAATTACGGCCCAAACACAGTTTTGATTAACGGCGAGGTTCTTGCCGTCAGAGCCGCTATTTCCTTTCCGTTTTTAGGGCAAGGCGTAACCTACCCCGCCATGAGTTACGATGCCACAGGCAGCACGATCCGCATTGATTACACGATTATACCGTAAAGGGGGCGTATGAAGGCAACGTTGTTTGCGACATTGATGTTGATGGCCGCTGTTGCCGGAGCGCAAAGCGTTAATCCGGGCGGCGGCGTTTATTCCATGAGCGATGTTCCCGGCCTCACGAACGCGCTTGGCGAAACGATCACGAACGCCTATAAAGGAACCGATACCGGCACGCTGTTCGGCGAGATAGAGAAGATGGGGCGCGAGGTTGAAGTCAGGTTTCCGACGTTGCCGGATTTTCCTGACCTTGTAACCAATTTTGTCTATGGATCTGTAACGATTGACCCATCCGGTTTGACCGATATAGATTTTTCACACACCTTTTCCAATGTGCCATTTGTTACGCTGATGCCGTATGGCACGAATATCGGCCAGTTATTGATGCCGGTGATCGTTGAGGTAACGCCGAGCGGCGCGCAGTTTATTGTTGTTTCTTCTGGAGCGGTCATTACCAACGCCTACGAAGTGTTATGGCAGGCCAACAGCGGCGTCGGATTAAGCTGGGTTGGCGATTCGCTGGCCGATCTTGGTGGACGCACGAACATGTATTTGAACAACGGCGCGCAGGCCATGAACGTGTTTTACTTTCCGGTTGGGCATGGCGCTGGCCGCTGGCTGGCGAGCGACGCGTCCGGCTACGGCTATTGGCAGGACAGAACGATTGCGAACCTGACAGACGGCGCAAGCGTTTTCAAGATTGACGGAACCGTGTTGCCGACTGCGAACTGGAACATGAACGGAAAAAGGCTGTTAAACATGACGCGCATTCAGGTAACAGACGGCGCGGCGGCTGGCAAGTTTTTAGGTTGTGATGCGACAGGATTAGGGAGCTGGATGTCATTGCCGGGGTGGAGTCCGGCAGGAAGCGCGCTTGATATGAACGGATTCGGAATAGCCGCAGCGGGATCGTTGCAGGTTGTCGGGGCGTCAGCTTTGAACACGCTTACGGTTGTCGGCGCGACTGACCTGAAAGCAGCCGTTACTATGCGCGGGGCGGTAACTCTTCCGGTAGGAAGCTCAATTAACGCGCAAGGAACAGTTTGGTCGTCCAAGACCGGAGGCAGCTACGGCGCGCCGTCGTTCAGGGCTGACGGTTACGCTCGATTTGAAGGCACAGTAGATTTCAGGGAAGCCGTTTATGCGCGCAAAGGTTTGGCAGCCTATGGCACACACCCCGACTATCCAGACATTTCGTTTTGGGCGTCCGGCGGTCATTCGGTTTGCGACAACGATATTCTTTGCGGCGATTATGCATGGCTGCTTTCGACGACGGCAGCGATCAGCGCACCGTGGGGCAATATCATTGCGCAGCGCGGGTTTTACGGAGCGACGCTTGTTATATCAGGCAGCAAAACATTTCGCATTGACCACCCGAAAGACGAAAACAAATTTCTGTTCCACGCTTCCACAGAAAGCCCGTTGCCAGAATTGATATATCGCGGCAAGACAAAGCTTGTTGCTGGTAAAGCGAGGGTTAATCTGAACGAGTATTATGGATTGATTCCGGCGACGCTTGACGACATGTTAAAAGACCTGAGCGTCAACGTCTACAATAACGCAAGCTGGACGCGGGTCAGATGCGGCAGCGTCATTTCCAGCGTCGAGTTTGAGATTGAAGCCGAAAAGACCGATTGCGAAGATACCGTTGAATGGGTTGCAATTGCTACGCGCTGCGATAAGGGCGTGGCTGATTACAAAATCGAGGTAGAAAAATGAAAAAAATTGCTTTACTGGTTTATGTGGCCGCCGTAGCGTTTCTGGCGATTGCCGCCATTAACAACAATACGGCAACCGAAGATGGCCGATTCGTGGTTGAGCCGGGCGCGGTTTATGTTGACGGCCACAAGCTGGCGACGACGACGCAGGTTGCCGTTGTGCAGAGCAATGTTGAGGCAGAAGCAAGCAGAGCGACCGGCGCCGAGCATTTGATTCTAATGCAAGTTAGTAATGAAATGTCAAGAGCGACCGGCGCCGAGCATGCCATTCAGTTGCAGGTCAACGCTGTTAAAGGACGAACCAGCACTTGGGATCAGGCGGCGGTTGACGTGGCGAAGAAGGCAGACACGAACGCCACAGGCCAACTTGACTGGACAGGCGCGGACGTGCGGATTACTGATGGAACGGCGACAAATCATCCGGTTACGAAATCGCAGCTTGACGCAAACAGCGGCACGACAAACGCAACGGGCATCAATGTCGCGTTCACGCCCACCAACTACACACCGGACGGCGCGAGCGTTGAGGGGCATCTGGTCGGGATGGACGCTGTTATTGCCAGTGGCTCCGGCTCCGGCTTCCCATTGACGAACCACGGCGACCTTGCCGGATTCAACTTGACCAACGGCGGCTTGGTGCAAGCCGTGTCTGGCGAGTTTGATTATGTTGACATTGGCATCCAGTTGCGCATGACGAACAGCGAGAGCGCTGGTGAGTTGGAGGTTGTGGACGCGGTGATTGATGCGCCGATTGACGATCTTTATTACGCGAGGCGTAACGGGATATGGGCTGATATTGGGCTTTTGGCGTTGAGGGCGGCGACCAATGCGCACTATCTGCGGCTTGGCTCTTTAGAGGCTTCCACGAACGCGCACAATGTAAGGCTTGGCTCTTTAGAGGCTTCCACGAACGCGCACAATGTAAGGCTTGGAGTTCTGGAATCATCTTACCAAGCGTTCACCGCAACGATCACGCCTGACGCAGGCGGCACATGCACAATCGCCTACGCAAACGGTGCACTGGTAAAGATTGATAATCCGGCAACGAACGCGATTACGATCACAATCCCGACAAATAATTATCCGGTTGGCGGCGTGAACCGGATCGGGTTAGAACTTTATTTCACAGGCTCCGTTGCGCTCCTGACGGCAACGATCACGAATAGCGGCGGGGTAACAATTTCGGCAACGGCAACGAATAGCCTGTTCTTCCGGCGCACGGCAAACGCGCCGCTATGGGATGTGAGGAAATAATATGAAAACATTACTTGCGATATTGATGTTAGTGGCGACTTGCGCGATGGCTCAGGACGCGAAGATCATGCCGGTTGATGCATGGCCGAAGAAGATCACGACGGCGGATAAGGTTATTTTTAACCCTACGGTGGATCAATGCGTCAAGGCCGGTTATAGGATCATACCAGCCAAGCCAGCCACGCCGGAAGGCAAGCGGATCAAGAGCGAAGAGCTTGTGCAAGACGACAAGAAAGCCGATGCCGTCAAGTGGGTGATCGTTTACAAGGACATACCGGCGCTGGTTGTGCCAGTGCCGGAAGTGCTAACTAACGTTTCTGCGGACAAGGTGCAATTCACGTTCACTGTGGACGGCTCGTTTCGCGGCGTGAAATGGGTTGACGCTCCCAAAACCAACGAGGTTGTTGAATGAGACAGATAGCAATTATGGCTGTTTGCGGATTGGCGTTGCTGGCCTGTGCGTGGCGCGGCGCGTTTGACGATTCGTATTTTGCGCAGGCTCCGAAAGGCACGGGCACGGGCAGCGGCGGCTATATGACCAACTACACACTTAACGGAACGAACTGGACGGCGCACGTTTTTACAAATGCAGGTGCAACAAATTTTATTGTTACTGGCGGCTCGCTTAATTGCGAAGTTTTGGTTGTGGCAGGAGGAGGTGGCGGGGGCGGCTTTTCTGGTGGCGGCGGTGCAGGTGGATATATTGTTACGTCAACAAACATCAACGCAGGAACAATAACAATTACCATTGGCGCGGGTGG